ATTTGTAGGATATATGGTCACTCCAATATTCTGTTATTTCTTCATTTGTTAGATTTAAAACTTTTCTAATATTTCTTGTTGTTTTATTCATCATTTCATACATAAATTTTGGTGTTTTTAAAGAATATTTATAATCGATATTTTCAGAAAGGTGTTTTTCTTCCTGATCAACTCTTAACGCCTCATTATATAAATAATGAATTTTCTTAACACAATCTTCATCCCCATATTTCAATAATCTATAATTATTACCATTTCCTCTACAATACATCGAAAAAATTGGACAAGAATCAGGTAAACCAAATAACTCTAAGGGATCATTCATTAATTCTTTATAAGTTCTATTAAAGTTATTAACCATATTTGGAATAATGGAATATGCTTCGGCAACACAGTAAACATGTAATCTCTGGAAAAAATAAAGAAAAGATAAATTACACCCAACTCTTTGGCATTCACCTATTCTTGATAAAGCGGCTTCCATATCCGTTTTATAACCTGTACATGGTAAATTTAAATTGATTTCCTTTGATTTTTTAATCTGTGGGTACAACATTACACCATTAAAAGATAATTGTGAAACAAATTCCATGAAAAATGGTTGACAACTTGTTTTTCTATCACTATCATTATAACCATGTAGTCTCATTAAAATTTTCTGTAATATTCTAAATTTTTCTAATTCCTCTCTGTTTTCATATAATATTAAAACTTCATAATCATCAGAATGCTCTAAATGTTCTATAATTAAATTTGATTGTGGATATAATTTTTTCCATAAATAATAAACATAATTAGTGCAGCAAACAGCTTTATATGATGAAGAATAGTTAAACATTCCTTGAAGAAAATTTTGTGTACTTCTCAATTTTGCTGTACTATAGTATTTTTTTAAAAAATCAGTTTTATATCTTTTTGTTGGTATTACCTTGTTATATACATCCATTGGTATTTGTATTTCTTTATCTGACCAAGCCACAAAAGTAGAACATAACATGTGATACATTTTTAAAGTTATTTTTGATTTTAAAGCTTTTGTCATTGCCAAAAAGGATGTCATTGTTTCGGCTGCAGACCATTTTGTACAATCCCCATTTACATAAATCAACTTATGCTTTGGTGTCAAGTTATTATAATAAACTTTATCTAACATTTTTTGCATCTGTATTATTTTTTCATCACCTGGAACAGAAATAGATTCATTTGGTGAATTTTTTGATAGTTCTTTATAAAAATTTTCACAAACTCTGGCTAATGCCTTTGCACCATCATTTATTACATAAAATTCTCTTTTTGCACCATATTGAGATTTTATACAAATATCTGCCACAACATGACCATTTTCTGTTTTTATAAAATTATTGGCATATTTAACTGTTGTATCTAAATTTCGATTTTTCTCAATATTTTCTAACAATGTTTCCATAACTTTTTGTCTAGGTTTATATTTATTATAAAATTTTGTACTTGTACTGAGGGCATAAATAGTAAATTTCTTTTGCTCATCTAAGGATAATGTTTTCCTCTTTGATATTTTTTTGTATCTATTTACTTTCTTTGCAACCTCCCTTTTGGTAAATTGGGTAGTTTGTGTAACTTCTCTATTAATATCAGATATAACAGCTTTGGTGCTCAATATTTCCCCTATTGATTCATTATTAATACTGTGGATAATCTTTTTCAGAAAAGGTTTTTCCTTTGAAATTGTTTGCATAACAGAATTTTTTATTACTGAAACTGAACAACCTATTTTTGTATTATACTCCAAATAATATCTATAATCTTCTTTTGTGTTTATCTTTCCTTCTTTTATTTTTATTGGTAGTTTATCATATTCATCTTGAAATTGAACAATTGTTCTTAAAGCTTTTATATTTTCATGAAAAATGTTTGAAGGTTCCTTCATTGTATGAACATATAAAAATGCTTCATCCAATATTTCTGTCACATCAGTCAATTGATAATCAAGCCATAAACTTGGAATATCTATGATGCCACCAATAGTTTGAAAATCTCTAATGTTTGTTGACATTTCAATTCTACTTTGAATAATTCCATTTGCCATTACTTTTTTATGAATAATGTATAATTTTGTTAACAACTTGTTTATTATCCAAACTTCAAGAGCTGTTTTATATGGTGGTTTAAATTTTTCTATTAATAATTTGCTAATATTTGTGTAAAAAGAAAAAGCAGACATGTAGGCATATCTTGTATCCATCAATAATTCACCTATTTTTTGATTTGTTGCATAACCAATTAGGCATCTCAAAGAATAAATTTTCTCAAGTTTATTTTCTTGTAGATAATCTATGACATTTGGGGCTGACATGACACTATTCATAGTAGTGGATAATGTACTATAAAAAATATCCCTTAAAAATGTTATTTTTGTTAAATTTAATCTCCTCCAGTTTGTAATAACATATGAATACTGGGTGTTTGGTATTTTAATTGTTCTTGTTTTTCCGAAAAAATTATTATTATAAATATGTGGTTTCTTTGTTTTTATTATAGAGAGAAAAGGTTTACCATCATCTTTCTGTTTATTAGTGAAACAAGTAGCAACAATTACTAAAAAATTATCAAATCCACAATTAAAATGATAAAAAGCTTTTTCACCAACATTTAATTGAACACAATGCATTAATTGTTGATAAGCATAATGAGCTGTTCTTGAATAAGCATATGCAGTTAAAGTTTGAAGATAATGATAATAAACGGAATAATTCTTAATCATTTCTTCTTTGTATAAATTTATATTTACCTCATCAAACCCTGTTTCCATGTTTAACAAAAAATCACTTTCTCTATATTGATAATTGTTTTTTGTACCATTTTGAAATATCTCTAACATTTTGTCTATAATCTCATAATTATCAATTTCTATTGTCTCATAAATATTTTGAGGTGTTTCCAAAACATCCTTTTTTATCCCTGTTTTTTTGTAAGCATCCAAAGTAAATAATGAAACATCCCTAAAGGATAATTTTATTAATTTGTTTTTTTTAATATAACTTTCGGAATCCTCATCGGAAATTAAATTTTTTTCTCTTAAATAATCCCTAAATGAAATATTGTTCTTGGTATTTCTTTGTTTTCTATCATTTAATTTTGATTTTAAATTTTGATAATAATTTTCAATATTAATTTTGTCATCATTATTAAAAGGCAAATTCATTTTTTTCAATAATTCAGTTTTTATTCTTTTTGTTTTCCTT